GCGATCCTGCAATCATAGGTGTGGCTTGTTCTATTGTATCTGATATAACTACAGGTAAATTTAATTTTTTAAAATGGGATCGACAAGAGAAAATGTACTATCCGATCAAAGTTAATTTATATGAGAAAGGAAAGATTGAAGAATAAGATTGACATAGGATTTTATATCATTATAAATAACTTACGAAAGGAGAAATAAAATGAATAAAATTAATTTTGAAGATGATAAACAAAACTCATTGACAAAAGTTAATGACGCAGAATCTTTATCTGAACAGGCTCTTAAATTAAAAGAGATGGAAAAAGATTTAGCTGCAAAGGAAGATGAAATCAAAAAATTAAAACAAGATATTGACATCATATCTGGTGAGGTAATTCCTACCATGATGCAAGAGATGAATTTATCTTCTTTAAAATTAGCAGACGGTTCTTCTATTGAAGTTAAACCTGTCTACGGTGCCTCTATATCAGCATCAAAAAAAGAAGAGGCATTTAACTGGCTTCGTAACAATGGCCTAGGCGATCTTATTAAAAATGAGATCACTGTTTCCTTCGGTCGTAACGAAGATAACAAGGCAGCGTCATACGCTGAACTTGCACAAGGTCAAGGATATCAACCAACCCAGAAGTTAAAGGTTGAACCCATGACGCTTAAAGCATTGGTTCGTGAGCGTCTCGAGTCTGGGAAAGAGATGCCCACGGATCTATTTAACGTGTTCGCAGGAAACCGAACCAAAATAACAAGTAAATAAGGAGAATGAACGATGAGCAAAGAAGAGCTAATCAAGAAACCTAACAATGCAGTAGCTACAAACATGTTTGAAGCTGATGCAAATATGGGAATGGACAAAATGACACAAGAAGATCTTGCGTTACCATTTCTTAAAATACTTGGACAACTATCTCCAGAGGTAAACAAAAGAGATGGCAAGTATGTTGAAGGTGCTGAACCTGGAATGATTTATAATTCAGTAACAGGTGAAGTATTCAACGGTGAAAAAGGTGTTAATGTAATACCTTGTTACTACAAACTAGAATATGTCGAGTGGAGAGACAGAGGTAAAGATGGATCTGGTGCGCCAGTAAATATTTATCCGTCTTCATCAGACATCATGACTAAAACAACTAGAGGATCTGATTTCAAAGATAGATTATCAAACGGTAACTATATTGAAAAGACTGCTCAACACTTTGTGATTGTGGCAGGAAAAGTTCCTACTACTGCATTGATTGCCATGAAATCTACACAATTAAAAATTAGTAGAAAGTGGAACAGTATGATGCAGAGCATAAAGTTGAAAGGAAAGAATGGAATGTTTACTCCAGCTTCTTTTAGTCATCAGTATTTATTGAGGACTACTCAACAATCAAACGATAAAGGCACATGGTTTGGTTGGGAAGTAAGTAAGATTGGTCCTGTAGAGAATGCTGATCTTTACCAACAAGCAAAAGGTTTTGCTGAAAGTATCTCTAAAGGAGATGTTGAAGTGAAACATGGTGAAGAGCAAACAGCAACAGGTGACTCTCACTACTAGAATCCTAGGTTGTGGGCAGGGAAGCGAGAGTGGAACTGCCCACAGAAAAATCGCATGGAACAGAAATTTATACAGATATTTGACGGATTAAAAAGAGATTATGGATACGCAGAAGTTAGTAACGGTTACAAAGATTCAACAACAGGTAAGTTTAAAGTAAAACACGGTTGGGCAGGCAAACAACTAACAGATACAGATTATATTCAACATCTTAATGGTGAAAAATCCATAGGCATACAACCTTGTGATGACAATGGCATGGTTAGTTTTGGTGCTATTGATATTGATTCAAAAGCTTATCAAAACTTTAGTCCAAGAAAGTATTTAGAAATTATAGAAAAGAATAACCTACCGGTTATACCAGTTAAATCAAAAAGTGGTGGATTACATTTGTATGTTCACACAAAAGATAAAGTCAAGGCAAGCTTTTTAAGAAATTTTTTAGACAAACTATTATATACATTAGAGTTAAATCCNNCCAAAACAAACGGAACTTGGAACAGGGCCTGATGGAAGTTTTACAAATGGTAATTTTATAAACCTACCATACTACAATAAAACTGAAAGAGTTGCACTAAATTTAGATGGCACAGAATTTAAATTTGATCAGTATGTTCAAGTTGTAGAAGCTAATAGAAAAACAGAACAACAATTAAATGAATTTATTGACGAACATATACGTACTATTCTTACAGGTGGTGCAGAAGAATTTGTAGATGGCCCACCTTGTTTACAAGCAATATCAAAAACAATTGATGATAGTAATAAATTACCAGATGAAAGAGATCGATTCTTATTTAATTACATGGTGTTTTGTAAAAAGAAATATCCAGATCTTTGGGAAAAGAAAGTATTAGAAGGTGCAAGAAAGTATATCTTATATGACGAAGAATGGGGAGATAAAAAAGTTTTAGATAAAATAAAATCCTGGCGTAAACCAACTGCAGGTCATCTTTGTGATCAAGACCCAATTAGAAACTTTTGTATCAAATCAGAATGTGCAAAGAGACAGTTTGGTTACATGTCGGATAAACAAAAGAAGTTTCCGCAGCTGTCAGCATTAATAAGAATAGACTATCAGCCTGAACCAGAGTTTAGATTTACTGTTCACTTTAATGATAAACAAGATGGAGAGATGAGTAAACAAGTTGTGGCAAGAGATATTAATTATCTAATGGACATGGAGAAATGTAGAAGATTGATTGGTGCTCACACACCTATTGCTCCACCAAGAATAAAACAAGATGAGTTTCAAAGTATTATAGAAAACTTAAAAGAAACTGAAACAGTGCAACCACCTCCTGCAGGTACGTCACCAAAAGAATTACTGCAGAAATATTTAGAAGAACATATTCATGGTGTTCCTGCAGTGAGTGCAACATCGTTTAGTAGTGGATCTATTTTGAAAGAAGAAGGTTTTGCATACTTTACTATGGATGTTTTCTTTAACTATTTAAAAAATAAAGAATGGAAAATGAAATTTGAAAAGACAGGTAGAATGTTAATTGAAGAATTTAAAGCAGAACTAGGTCATTTAAAACGATATCCTAAAAAAGAAACAGATAAAAAATCTCATAACCCTATTCGTTGTGTAAAGATTCCATTGTCTTTCTTTGAAAAAGAAGAGGAAGATGTAGAGATAATTCCAATGCAAGAGAAAGATAAGATACTGTGATAAAAAAATTTTATGGTCCTCCTGGTACAGGTAAGACGGAGAAACTAATTAGAAGAGCGCTAGCTTATATTAGAATAGGTACACCAGTAAAAAGAATTGGATACTTTGCTTTTACTAAGAAAGCAGCTCTTGAAGCAAAAGAAAGAATGCTAAATAAAAATAGACAGTTTCAAAAGAAAGATCTTAAATATTTTCAAACCCTACACTCACTAGCATTTCACACATTAGGATTGAATGAAGAAAACGTTATGCAGGATTATCACTACGATGATCTAGGTAAAGAGTTAAGTATAAGTGTCAAAGCAAAAAGAGATTTAGATTCTTCTCCATATTTAACCTGCGATAACGAATACTTTCAAATCATAACTAAAGCTAGAGAGAAGGATATAGAAGTCTGGGATGAATATTGCACAGGAGAATATAACAAAGATATAAGACCAAACATTTTAAAACATGTTGCAGCTAACTATATCAAATACAAAAAGAGTAATAACTTAATTGATTTCACAGATATGATCCATCAGTTCATACAAAAGAAAGATCTGTGCCCACAGTTTGATGTAGTATTTATTGATGAAGCTCAAGATCTATCACCAATTCAATGGCAAATGTTTGATATATTAAAATCAAATACCAAAGATATGTATCTTGCAGGGGATGATGATCAAGCAATCTATGCATGGGCAGGAGCAGATGTAGATAGATTTATACAAGAGCCTGCAACAGAAGTAGTATTAAAAAAATCAAGAAGAGTTCCTGTACAGATACAAGACCTATCTAATATTATTGTTAGTAGAATAGAAGGACTTAGAGCCACAAAAGATTATTTTCCAAAAAGTGAAGAAGGTAGTTGTATAAAAATAAACAACTTAGATAACGTAGACCTTTACAAAGATAACTGGTTAATCTTAACTCGAACCATCGATAAGTCTATCAAAATTGCAAAAGAATTAAAACAAAAAGGTTTATATTTTGAAAACAAATATATCAAAAGTTACAATTCAAAATTATACAAAGCAGCTATTTATTATTCTAGATGGTCAGAAGGACAAGACTTAGAACAAACACAAAAAGAAGATGTCGAAGATTACATGAGTGATGACAATTGGAATGAATTGGTTCCTTGGTATGAAGCTTTTGATAAGGCTAATAATGAAGAAAAGAATTATATAAGATTATTACTTTCAAATAAAGAAAAATTAAATGAAGATGCCAGGATAAAAATATCTACGATTCATGCTGCAAAAGGTGGTGAATCAGAGAACGTATTACTAGTATTAGATAACGCTAGAAAAATAAGAGAAGCTGTGGTAAAAAGCAGTAAAAAAAGAGATGAAGAACATAGAGTATGGTACGTGGGTGTAACACGTAGCAAAAGAAATTTATACTTGATGAGAGCAAAAATAGAAAGGCATGGTTATAATTTATGACACATAAAGATATATTTGATGATTCTTTTCCACAAGATAAACAAATCGGAGGATCACATTATAAATCGTTTTACATACAACCCTATGAATTTATTAGTAAAAACAATCTATCATTCTTTCAAGGTAATGTTGTAAAATATGTTTGTAGGTACTTACATAAAAATGGAATCGAAGATCTTGAAAAGATTAAACACTATTGTGAATTAGAAATTAAAA